TCAGCGCGGCTCCTTCGGTGTGGCGACGAGGCGGCAGCGCGCGACCTCTTCGTACTCGGTGTGGCCCGTCTTCCCCGCGTGCTTCAGCGCCCAGGTGTCGGGGTCGACGTGTGAGGTGCTCGGCTCGGACTCCTCGCCGCAGTCGGGGCCGAGGCACCGGACGACGATGGTGGTCTGCGGCAACTCGCCGCGGGGAGCGCCGATCGTCCACTCCACGAACCGCATCACCGACCGGGGGCTCATCGGCGGGCCTCCCGCCAGGCCCGGCCGAGACGCGCGGCGCTGGGGCAGGGAGTTCCAGCGCGGCAGGCGGCGCAGGCGATGGTGTGGCCGAGCCATGTCCGGTACGCCGCATCGGCCGCCGCCGGCTTCGTCTTCATACCCGTTCCCTTCGGCAGGTGGGGCAGCAGCGCGGGAACCAGCGCACGGACGATCCGAAGACAGTGAGCGGGCGGGGCCCGAGGTCGTGAGCTGCCGTGTTGGTCAGCGGAGCGGCGCACCAGACGCAGTTCGCTCCGCGCTGCTGCGCGTCCGACAGCGTCACGGGGTCCGGCAGGGGTAATGCGGTGGTGGTCATGGACGCCTCCCCGTTCGCGGCCGGTGGATGGATCTGACCGTAGAGGCGGGCCCGGTTGGACGAGGCGCAGTTTCTACGCGTTTCTACGCGAGCACGGAAACGGCCTGCGCAATCAGCCGCAAGGCCGCTGGCCCATGCGCTGCGCTCGCGCTCAACTCCTCGTGCGCCGCAAGGTACTGGCCCACCTCGACCGGCGTCGTGATCGTGACCGCAGCCGTCAGCAGCTCGACCGCCACCTGCTCGGTGTCGAAGATCGTGAACGTCTCCAGCGGCCACATCGCGCCGGCCCGCGCGGGGACGACGCCCAGCGTCACAGATGGCAGAGCCGCCGCCTGGAGCAGGTATCCCAGCTGCTCGGCCATGACGTCCGGTCCACCAATCTGCCGCCGGAGAACGCCCTCCTCAACGAGGATGAGGAACTGTCGGCCGGGGCGGCGGATGACCTGTGAGCGGTCAAGCCGGGCATCTGCGGCGGCCGCCGAGTCGTCGGGGGTGCTGCTGAACCGGGCGATCCTCGACAGGAGCGCGGTCGCGTAGGCCCGGGTCTGGAGCATGCCAGGGACCACGTTGGAGCAGTACACCCGCATGACCTTCGTCTGCTCGTACAGCGGGCGCCGCGCCTGCTGGACGCCCCGCAGGCCACCGCGCTGGACCCGGCGCCACTCGGTGTACAGCTGCTGCGCCTGGCGGGCGGCAGCGATCAGGTCCGCAGTCTCGCCCTCCGCGCCGCAGGCCCGGCACCACGCGCGGATGTCGTCGTCGCTCGGATGCGAACGGCCGCTCTGGAGGCGGGAGACCTTCGATCCCTGCCAGCCGAGATCCTCGGCGAGCTGCTGCCCCGTCAGGCCCGCGTCCTGGCGCAGAGCGCGCAGGCGTACCGCGATGCGGTCGCGCGCCTCCTGGACGCGGGCTGACGGAGAAGCGGCCATCAGCTGATCGTGAACTCCCGGTGCGGCACGGCCCGGTCCCACACAGTACGGAAGGCGGCGGCGGTCTGCGCGGCGACGTCCGTGCGCTCATCGAGCTCGTCGCGCAGGTGCGTGCCGTCGCCAGCGAAATGGTGCCACCGGATCAGCTGCCCGTCGAAGAGCCAGAAGTCGTGGGCTGGAAGGAGCAGCCCAAGGGCCTGACCGCGGGGCACCCAGCGCACGTCCTCGCCCGCCGCGATGTTACGCGGCGTGCAGGCGTGCTCGAACCGGATGTACTCGGTCGCAGGGGTGCTGACGACCCGGGCCCGCTGCACGACGACACCCCGAGCGACAGCGGCGGCGATGGCGTCGTGGAACGGGCCCCACCACACGGATCGGTCAGCAGTGCCGGCCAGCTCGCCCGCGCGCCAGGCCTTCAGGTCCTGGTCCTCCTCGTCGACCGCGTAGACGTCCCGTGTCTCCAGGTGCACGGCCGAGGTGGTGCACTGCGCGAGGAGCTCAGCGAACGGCGGCGGCGGACCGGGCTGCGACATCAAGCGCCTCCTTCAGTGCGTCAGCCATCCGCGCCGGAATCCTGACTACGGCCTCGTCCGCCGGAATGGGACCAGCCTCCAGGCACTTGGCCAGCAGCGCGGCTTCGGGCTTCCACCCCTGGACGACGAACTCCTGCGCCACGTCGTCGAACCAGATGGTCGGGCAGTGATCGCCGTTTGTCTCCGGGTCCTTTGCGATGAAATGTAAGGTCACGTGAGCCTCCGTCGGATCGGTATTGCGTGAGTTTCTACGTGACATGGTGCCGTGACGAGATGACGTTGAAGACGTGAACGCACGAAAGCGCCCCCCGCCCCGGCTTCGGCCTGGGCAGGGGGCGCCGTTCCACGCGAGATCGTCCTACGCGGCGGGGGCGGGCTCGTACTCGATGGGCTGCTGTCCGCACGTATCGGCCAGCTCTGTCAGCGCTGCCACCTCGGGCTGGTCCACGGTCAGCCCCCACCGGAGCTTCGTCGAGACCCAGTCCGCCGCGTAGGTGCAGCGCGCGTCAGCCAGCGGCGGCAGCCACGTCGACGGGTCCTGATCGGACTTGCTCCGGTTCGTCTTCGCGGTCACCGCGACCAAGCTGCGCTCGGCTCCGAGGTCGTTCGCGTAGGCCTCACGCCGTGCCGCGCTCCACTGAGAGGCGCCGGAGTCCCACGCCTCGGCGAGAGGGACCATGTGGTCGATGTCGAGGCCACCAGGCGCCGTCAGGGTGACGCCGTCGTAGTACGAGTACCACTCACCCGCCGTGATCTTGCAGCCTGACTCGACGGTGACTGGCACGCGCGATTCGGCTTCGAGCACCTCGGCTCGGGTGTTGCAGGAGTCCTTGTCAGCGTCCACCCAGTGCTTGAACTTGGTGCGCTCATAGCCCTCGCGGGACTCAGCCGCGAGCGGCAGCCGCTGGATACCTTCGGACAGGGTCAGCACGTCCGCCCGAGCATGAGCGGGAGTGGCGGCGAGCAGAGGCAGGATGGTGAGTGCGGCGGCAGCGAAGCCGCGCGCGGTCTTAGCGATCATGCAGCTTTCGTACTGGCCCCCGGCACCGCCGAGATGGCGAATCGCTGCTGCATCACCCGCAGGAGTGGGAAGTCGTACCGGACACGCGAAAGCGCCCCCGCCGCCGACCGAAGCCGGGACGGGGGCGTGGTTCATGTGCGTCTGCGGTCTGCGGGCAGGCCGAGGATTGTCGGGGCCGCCCCCGGGTCCGGGGCGGTCGGGGTATCGCGCCGGCAGACCAGCGCGTCCGGGTCTCCCGGTGGTGGCTGAAGGCTGTACCCGGTGGGGCACGTCTGCCCGCTGCCCCCGTCCCGCCCATCCTTCCCGGCCGCGCCGTCCTTGCCCGCGGCCCCGGGCTGTCCGGCCGGTCCCTGCTCGCCCGCCGGACCAGCAGGCCCAGCAGGACCGGCAGGACCTGCGGGGCCAACGGGACCAACGGGCCCCGGAATTGAAGAGTCCGCTCCCGCGCGGCCGCTCGCGCCGGATGGGCCCGGTGACGGGGTGCCCGCCGCACCGGTCGCGCCCTGCTTGCCCTGCTCGCCCTTCGGTCCCGGCGGGCCCGGGATCGGTACGGGCACCTCGGCCCGCGCCGGCAGATCCTCCACCGCGTCACCCGGATCGGGTGCGGCCGGGGTCCCGCCGCGCGCCTGGACCTGCGCGCGCAGCGTCCGCACATCCGTAGCCAGGGTCGTGACGGCCGTGCCGCGGCGGTCCGCCTCGGCCGCCAGCTGATCCCCGCGCGACTCGGCCTTGTCGATCTGCAGGAACGCCACCGCGACCGCACCCCCCAGGAAGAGGAGCGCAGCCACGACCCAGAGGGTTCCGCGGCGGCGGGCGAGGAGTCGTTCCGTCCGCGTCATGGCGTCCCCCCGAGCTGCGTCACCAGCAGGCGCAGGCGAGCCACTTCGAGTTCCAGCGTGGCCACCCGCGACTCCGCCGTGGCCTGGTCAGCCTCCGCCTTGTCCCGCTCCACCGTGAGCCGGGACGTCAAGCTGTCGTATCCGGTGATGACTCCGCCCTCCCGGGCCGCTCTCGTCGCGCCCCGGGACCCGTAGGCGGCCGCCGCCGCAGCAACCGGCGAGGCCAGCAGTGCACCCAACGCGGTCAGCATGGCAGCGTCCACACGATCCTCCAGTGCGCTCGGACAGCAGCTCAGACGCCCTTGGCGAGCGAGGCCGAGTTCGTGACATCACGCCACCGCGCGACGAGGCCCTTCACCAGCGACACCGCAGCAGCGACACCACCGACCGCCGCCGCCTGCCACATGGACACGTCGAACGGCTGGGTGAGCACGAGCCCGCCGACGAACGCCTGAAGGAACGTGCTCACGACGCGCTCGGCCAGGTCGCGGGCGTAGGTGCCCGCGGTTTTCAGGACGGTGTCCGGGGTGGGAAAGATGTCGGTCATGGGTCAGGCCTCCTGGCCGTTGATGTCGACGTCGACCTTGATGACGGCGTCCTTGATGGCCTTCTCCACGGCAGCCACAATCACCTTCGTGTCCGCGCCACCGCCAGCGAGCTTCGCCAGCGCGGTGATGGCCGCGGTCTGCGCGGCAAGGCGCTTGTCCATCGAGCGGATGCGCGCCTGCACGTCCCTGATGACGGACTGCGGCTGCCAGTTCGGGTTGGTCTTGACGTCCTTCGCGTCGACCGGGGCAGCGATCTTGTCCGTCTTCCACACCGCGTCGTAGATGTCCTGCTTGGTGATGCCCGCCATGGGGTTCTCCTCCTGGGGCTGGCCCGAGCTGGAGTTCTTCCAGTCGGGGTCGGCGGTCTTGATGCCGCCGGGGTAGGCCGGGTAGCCGTAGCCGTACACGTAGGTGTCGCGCCGTTGCCGGACCTTGCGGTACACGCCGTCGCCCTCGGCAGAGCCGGACGTGTTCGTGTTGCCCTCGATCGTGGTGATCGTGGTCGCGTCGTAGCTCACGACGAGACCCGTGTGGGAACCGCCGCCAGGACCGAAGAACACCTGACTCCCGATCGCCGGGTATTCCGACCACCGGTCGCGGGCCTTGAACCATGCGACACCAGCCGCGCAGCTCGCCGTCCGCGGGAACAGCGCGGCGGCCCCTGCGGTCATGGCCACCCACGACACGAACGTCGCGCACCACGCCTGCCAGTCCGCCCACTCCAGCCCGGCCACCGCGGGGGCGTACTTCGTCTTGTTGTTCCAGTGGCCGCCCGACTTCCCCTCGTGGTAGCCGATCTCGGCCGCCGCGATGCGGGCAACGTCAGCCGCAGTTCCGGTCATGAGGCGCCCTCCAGGGCATGAGAAAAGCCCCGGCCGACGGCACGGGGCAGGCGATGGGTGGGGTGGGTCAGGTGGCGGTCTGGTAGGTGCCGTAGCCCCGCAGCGAGTAGCCAGCCGCAGGGGTAACCGGCGAACTCTCCGTCATGGCGTTCCAGTCACCGATCAAGGACTGGGACGGCATCCAGATGTTCTCGTTGCCGGTCGAGCTGTTCGAGAGCGGCTCGGCGCCCATCATGAAGTTGCTGGCCGCGGTGGTGTTGTACACCCAGTTCAGGACGCCGGGTGTACCGGACGGGATGGACCCGGCCTGGAACGGCAAGCTCAGCCGCCAGCTGCCGGTGCCGTAGGTCGTGGTGCTGCCGAACGACAGCAGGATCACGACCGTGCACATGCGGCCGACCTTCATGGACTGGCCGCCCAAGGTCCCGTTGCCGATGGACGGGGCGGTGCCGGTCGCTGTCCACACCGGGGTGTACGGCGTCCATCCCCCGAGGAACGAGTTGAACTGGTCGCGGATCTCCTGGTTGAGCAGGGCGGCGGTCACGGTCTCACCGACCACCCACGTCTTGGGTCCGAACGTCACGGCTGCGGCTCCTCGGGTGCAGGGTCGGCCGGAACTTCCGGCTCCTCGGGAACGGGCTGCGCGGGGTTGCGCGGATCGTCGGGGTGGAACCACCACCTGCGCACGAGGGCGAGGGCCTCGGCCTCGGCGGCGCCGATGTCGTCGGGCACGATCAGCGGCACCCAGTCGCGTCGGCACTCCGCGCATCCGAACCGGGGGTCGAGGACGGACACGATCCAGGCGGCGCCGCAGATGCACTCAGCGACCCACCGGCCGTCGTCGATCCGCGCGTACAGGCCAGGGTCGTCGGGGACGAACGCGACCGGCACCGGCACCCGCCAGCCGAACCGCGTCTCCACCCACCGGTACAGCAGCTCGGCGCCGGGGACCTGCGACCAGTCCTGTGCGGTCTGGCCGCGGCGGGGGGTCGGCGGCAGGTAGTTCGTCTCGGCCTGCACAATCGCGTCAGCGGGCAGGGCGGTTGCGGCCATGGGTCCTCCGGTCAGTAGGCGAGTCGGGTGGTGGAGCCGAGCACGGAGTAGTCCGCGTCGTCGAGAATCCAGATCGAGTCGCGGGCGCTGGCACTCGTGCGGAACTGGATCAGGTGCGACTTCTCTTTGATCGTTTCGGTGTAGCCCTCCACCGTGACGCGCATCTCCGGTGCGCTGCTCTGAGACGGCAGGTCGTACACGGTGAAGTACGAGCTGATGTCCGCGTCGAGGATGTCCAGGAAGGCGTCGCCCATGGTGGCCGCCTCGATCGGCACCTCGCGCAGCTCGGGGGCGGGGTCGGCGTACCGGGACACCAGCCACGACGCGGCGTCCGTGACCGAGGCGTCCGACGTCTTGAGCACGGTGAGCTGCTGCTCGTACACGCCGAACTCGGTGACGGACGGAGCGTCGGTGACGATCTGAGTCGCCCCGTTCGGGCGAGACGCCTCGACCCGATTGCAGAGCTTCTGGTCGTCGTCGGCCAGGGCGGTGCCGGGCTCGACGTCGGCGTAGGCGATCGTGAACGTCTCGGCGGACGCCGAGGGGTTGTACCGCAGGTCACGGGACTGATACGCCAGCCCGTAGTAGTCCCGCTCGGCGTACAACTTGCCGGACTCCGTCGTCTCGACTTCCTGCAGTCGGGCCACAACCGATGTGCCGGCCGGGCCCTGCGACGCAACGGGGTCGAATGTGTTCCCGAGGAGGGTTACCGAGTCCAGGTCCGCGTACCGGGCGAGGCGTTCGACCCGCCAGTCCGACGACTCCCCGCTGAAACCCGTGCGGGCGTCCGACGTCACGGCATAGACCGCGCCGACCGGCCCATTCGCCAGGTGGAGAGACAAATGCGCGATCTGCCCGGAGAACAGCCGAGCGCTCCGGTATCCGCCCACGTAGATGGTCCGCAGGTCCGGTGACGACGTAGCAAGCAGCACACCACTGACCAGCGCGCCGTCGACGTAGACGCGCTTTCCGGACCCGTCGTACACGATGTGATGCCAGGCCCCGTCGGCAAGGTTGCCGCTGCTGCTGGTGCCGACGACAAGCGCGGTGCCGTCCTGCGTGGACTCCACAGTCAAGACGCCGGACCCGTTCAGGGAGAGCACCAGCTGCGAGGTCAGCAGCGAGTCGCGCAGGCCGAGGATCGCCCGACCCGTCGTCGATGTCTTGATCCACACCTGCACGTTGATCGCCCACGTTGTTGCGTCCGCTGCCATCTGCGGGCCGAGATCGCCGACCAGGTACCGGCCAGCCGTCGCTGACGCGGGGGAGAACGTCGCCGCGCTTTCCCCGGTTTCGGGGACACCGTCCTCCCCGAACACGAGGGACCCGCCGGCCCCGACCTGGGTGGAGGCCAGAGCGCCGATCCCGGCCCCGACCACCGAGCCGGCAGCCGATGACTCGGCGGGCTCGGACAGCGGGAAGTACGCGGCGGGAAAGGAAAACCGCCCGGTGACGGTGTCGCGGGTCAGCACCTCCATGCCCAGCATCGACCGCAGCGGCGGCTGCCGGTTGAGGCGCTTGAACAGGTCCGTCGCCGAAATGGTGACGCTGCTCAGCAGCCCCTCCCACTCGACCGGCCACTCGTTCACCATGCCGTAGAAGCGGGGCCGCACCGTCGCGCCGAGGAGATCCCATTCCACGTAGTCCGCGGTTCCACCGGTCCGGCTGGCGGGCAGGTCAACCACGACTTGCCCGGTCGTCACCCATGCGGGAGTGGCCAGCGTGCGCCGAATTGTCCAGTCCCACCCGTCCGGCGACGTCTCCCACAGGAGCACCCCGGAGAGCTCGCGCATCCGCAGCCACAGGTGATCGATGCTGCTGTACGTGAGGGTGACGCCGGCCCCGTCGGAGAATCCGACCTCGGACACGCACCGCAGGGTCCCGGTGAGCGCGTTGTACGTGAACCCGGCGCGGGTCCCGCTCGTCGTGGCATTGACCATGAACCGGGCTGCAGCTGCCGAGGACCCTCCTGCGGCCGGCAGCTTCGCGAGCTTGACCGCGATCTGGCTCCCGGCGAGTACCCACGTCCGGGCTGACTGGTAACTCGCGGACGAGCCCGGCACCAGCGGGATGCGCGCCCGCCCGCCAACCTCGGTCACGCCCCCGTACGAGGCGGGCCACAGGGCCGGGTCGACGACTCCGTCGTCGAAGTCGTCGCCGAGCATGGCCGCCGGATACGGTGCCGCCCCGGACTGGACCGGCATGACCGCCTGACTGATCCGGATCGGCGAGTTGCGCCGCACGTACGGAGCGAACGTCGAGCTCGGGTTCCCCGGGGTCAGCGCCCCGTCGGCATTGTCCAGGGTCAGCGTGGCTGTCCCCGGCTGAATCTCCGACAGCTCATCCGACGCCCCCCGCGTGATCGTCACCCCCTGCATCAGATCCACCCGGCGGCTGATGTCCGTCCACACGATCGTGTCCGGGCTCTGCACCGCGCCGCCCCAGCCCATCTCCACCAGCACCGGCACTGTGTCAGTCACCCCACCTTCAGACTCACCGTCGAGCCCTGTGCCCGACCGAACTTGACCAACACTTTCTGCAGCTCCCGGCCCACCGCGACTGGGTCCATCGCACCGTGGATGTTCACCGTGATCGGCGCCCCGCCTCCAACTCCACCCACTACGGCGGGCCGGCCGATGACCGGGCTCGCGGACGCGATCCGGCCGGTCACGGTGCCCAGCGCCTGGTCGATCAGCGGCATCGGCTGTGTCAGCCCGCGCGCCAGCCCCTCCGTGGAGAACCGGCCGAGCTGCGCCATCACCGTGGACGGGGACTTGATGCCGAGGGCCTTCTTGATGGCCTTCTGCATCGCCTTCGCGATCTTCAACATCTGCTTCTCGATCGCGTCCTGCTGGGACTCCAGGCCCTTCAGGAAGCCCTTGCCAGCGTTCTTCCCGCTGTCGTAGAGCAGGTCCGCGCCGTTGCGGCCGAGGGTCGTCGACGCCTTGTCGATGTCGTTCTGCGTCTTGTTGATCACCTTCAGCGTGGCCGATGACGACCCGGCCAGCGCCGACGCGTACGCGTACCCCTCCTCCGGCCCCATGTCGAGGATCTGCCTGATCAAGGACTTGGACAGGCCCCGCTTCGCGAGGGTCCCGACGTAGCTGGTGAACGTCTTCAGCTTCGCGAGCTTCGCCGCCAGCCCGGCCTTGATGCTGCCCGCCGTGACCTTGCCGTCCTCGATACCGAGCTGCCCCAGCGACGAATCCTGACGCGCACCCGAGGTGGTGTCCGCGGCGTACTTCTTCGCCGTCGCGATCTTCGAAGCGATAGCGTCCCGCTGTTTCGCGAGTTTCTGGAGCTTCTTGTTGTCGGCGTTCAACAGCTTGACCAGAGCACTGTCCTTGCTGGACTTCTTGCCCTGCCACGCCGCCCAGATCTTCGCTGTCAGGCTCTTCACCGTGGACGTGATCTGGGCGCTCGTGCCGGTCAGCCCCTTGATCAGTGACGACCCCGCCGCGGTCGCCAGAGCGGCCACGCGCTTCGCCTCCGCAGCCACCTCGGCCTTGGTCTTCTTCAGCCCCTTCGCCAGACCCTTGCCCGCCTGCGTACCGGACTTCGTGGTCTTCTTGCTCGGGCTCGCGATCTCCAGCTCGTCTTCGATGCCACGAACTACCGCGGCCCCGAGCGCGTGACCGCCCTTGGCGATCTCGCCCGTCGACACGGACATACCGCGCCGGAGACCCAGCCCCGCATCCCGGCCAGCAGACGACGCATCCGACACCATCGCCATGCTGGAGTTGTGGTCGTAGACCTCCGCACCGCCGGAGCCGAAACGCATCAGCTCCGGGCCCTCTTCGCCAACCCACGCCAGCTCGCCCGGCCGCGGCTTGCCGCCAGAGGCGTACCCGCCGATCGACTGCGCGAAGCTGCTGGGGTTCTTGTTGGACCGGTACTGCACCATGACGGAGACGGTCTTGGAGTGCACCGAGTCCAGGGCGTACCTGGCCTGTGAGATCTTCGCTCGCAGGTCGGAGATCTCACCCCGGATCTTCGCCGTCTTCGACGACGGCGCGGCGGCCAGACGCTTCTTCGCGTCGGCCAGCTTCGACTGCAGGTCCTCCAGGTTCCCCTTCAGTTTGGCCGTCTTGTCGGGGGTCTTCAGGATCTGGTCGGCCAGGGTCTTGGCTTGGGATCTCGTCAGGCCCATAGCCTGCGCCGACGCGAGGAGCTTCTCCCGGCCCCGGGAGTAGATTCCGTTGACGGTGTTCCACGACGCCCCGGACTCCCGCGCGGCCCCGGTTGCCTCGTCGGTTTTGCTGGCGAGGTCGTTGAGCGCGGTGGCCGCGTTCCGGGCCTTCTCGCTGTTCAGGTTGAGCTTGCCGCCGGACATGTCGAGCGCGCCCGCGTTGTCCTTGGCTGCCTTCGACGCGGCATCGATCGCCGCCTCGAAACCGATCATCCCGCCGAGGCCCTGGCGGTTCACGTCGTTCAGCGCCTGAATGCTCTGCCGCAGGCCGTCCGCCGACGCCTTCTGGGCATCGAGTTTCTGCTGCACCTGCTGTGACTGGGCACCGAACAGACCCAGCGACTGGGCGGCCAGCTGCTGCTCGAACGCTGCGTCGGCCAGCGCGGACTTGTACTCCGTCAGCTTCGTCTGCAGGCCAGACGTGGCGTACCCGGACTCGCCCATCTGCTTCTTGATCCGGGCCAGGGCTGCCGCCGCCAGGTCGGCCTTGCCGCCCGTCACCAAACCGGCGAGGCTCTCGTCGAGCGCCTCCACCTCCTTCTTCGCATCCTTCAGCGAGATGGGGTTGTCCTTGAACCGCTTGAAGAACTCGTCGGAGTTATTCGTCGACAGGAGGTTGAGGCTGGCCATGAGGCCGCTCAGATCCTTGCCGAACACACGGGCAGCCTCGCCTGCAGCCTTCCCGCTGTCGGCGAACTGCCCCATCGACGAGGTCAGCTTGTCGATGTCCGGCGGCGCGGACTTCCCCATCTTCTGCAGTTCCATCAGGCCGATGACGAGGAGACCGATACCGGCCCCTGCCAACGCGATCTTCGCCCCGCGCGACATGGCGCCGATCGCCGCAGTCACGGCAGTCAACCGGCCAGGGGCCGCCGCAGCAGCCCCGCGCATTGCGACGAGCTGCGTACCGAACGCGGCCACCGCCGTCCGGGCCGCGCCCATTCCGACGGCCGCGAGCTTCGCGAGCTTGAGCGCGGCGTACAGCTGCAGAATCGTGCTGATCGCACCGGGTGGAACCGCGGCCACAATGCCGGACAGACCGTTGACGACATCGAGCATCGACACGCCGACTTCGGACGCGCCGACGAGGATGTTGCCCAGCGCCTCGCCCACGTTGCTCAGGGTGTCCGCGACGACAGGGCCCTGCGCGCGGGCGTAGTCCATGAACTCAGAGAGCCCGCCGCCGATCTGCCCACCGTCGGCAACGCGCATCAGGTGCACGAGCTGGTCATCGACCTTGCGCAGGGTCGTGTTCGCGAACGTCGTGAACTTGCTGTTGAGCCGGTCCAGGCCGGGCGACTCCATGGCGCCACCGAGGACAGTCATCATCCGGTCGAGCTCATGGCCGGTGCCCTTGACCAGCCCCTCGGTCTTCGGGAGCAACGCGTTCGCTACGGCCAGACCCTTGGTGAACGCGGGCATCGTGTCGCCGGCCAGGCTGTCGCTCCAGGCCTTCGCCGAGTCTTTCAGCAGCCCCAGCGCGACCGCCGCCTTGCGGGTCTCTGGCGGCAGGTCCGCCATCGCGCGCTGGTACTCCAGCTGCGCGGTCACCGCCTCGGCCGAGGTCTTGCCGGACTTCTTGACCGCGTCGTCGTACTTCTTCTCAGCCTCCGACGCCTCCGACAGCGCAGAGATCTGCGGAATCAGCGCGCCGGTAAACGCGAGCGTGGCCACCGCGACCGCACCGGCCCCGGCCGCGATCGGAGCCAGCGACGCAGCCGCGGGGATCGCGGCCGGCGCCAGCGACAGGAGCGAGCCGGTCAGCGCCTCGGCCGCCTTCGCGCCAATGTCGGTGTCCCGCTGCATCGACGCCATGGACGTCGTCGTGTTGGTGCCCAGTCGGCGCATTGCGGCGTCGCCGTTGATGGACGCGGCCAGCAGGCGCCGTCCGAGCCGGTCAGCGTTGTCCCCGGCCCGGTCCAGGACCCGCGACAGCAGGTCCCGCCCGTCCAGAACGAAGTTCATCCGACTAGCCACGGTCACTCACCTCCGGATTGCTGTGCCTGCTGGTGGGCGTCGATCCACACGGCGAGCCCGTAGAAGTCCTCGACCAGCTGCCGGTCGACGACGTCGGGCGGCATGTTCAGGAGGTGGGCGAAGAGTCCGATGTACTCGGCTCGGAGATCGCAGACGTCTCGGTCGAAGATGTCGTCAGCTCGGGTACGGCCTCCGGATCCGCCTCGGCCGGGGCGCGGCCTTTTCCCTCGGCCTCGGCGGTGACCTTCGCGATGTACGCGCGGGCGTGCTCGGGATCGACGGATGCCTCGGGGGCCTTGCGCAGCGCGTGCGCGATCCGCTCGGGAGTCATCTCGGGCTCGGCGGCCAGCACCTCGAAGGCGTTGTCCACCCAGCTTTCGAGCTCGGTCTTGTCGTGGCGGGTGACCATCTCGTCGACGCCGGGGTCGAAGTCCCCGAATCGAAGGTTCGCTTGGTGGCGCTTCTTCAGGACCCAGACGACAGCGCGCATCGCCTCCAAGTCCTCATCCGCCAGTCCCTCCTTGACGGCCGGCCACTTCAGGTCGATGGTCCGGGCGACGATCGACGCCTCCGACGACAGCAGCGTGCGGGCGTCGTACTGCTCCGGCTCGCCACCGGCAGGGGTGAAGACGATGATCACGGGTGCTCCTATTCGAGTCGGCGCCGCACGTCATCCACGACGCGGGCAACCTCAGATTCCATACGGGCGGTGTGACGCCGCACCGTCTTGTCCCACCACAGCGGGGTGGTGGTCTGCGTCGCCCACCGACGCCGGTTCCCGTACACCGGGTGCCGGATACGGCCGGTGTTGATCGTCTGCGGCATGCTCTTCAGGTCGCGCGGCAACAGGCCCTTGTCGACCCACACGCGGGCCCCCGGCGACCCGGACGTACGGACGCTGATCCGGATGGCTGACGCGATCGTTTCCCTGAGCGGGCGGGTCGTGGGAGACGTGCCGCCGCGTCTTCCCGATCCGCGGCCAGCCGACTGGATCGACAGGCCGCGCATGGTGTCCTGCAAGTCGTTGCGCAGGGGCTCGGCCGCGCGCCGGATACGCCGCTGCATGCTGCTGCGGATGTTCTCGTGACCGGCCGCCCTGAGCTTTCGCTGGAGCTCCAGGAGCTGGCCGGTCCCGAGGATCCTGACCGAGCCGACAGCCATCGTCAGAGGGTGGCGTCGGTGGACATGTACTCGATGGCGAGCGGGTTCGTCCCGTCGTACAGGCCGGTGAAGGACAACGTCGGCTTGACGACGTCGAAGCCCTCGACGGACGGCGGCGCCTCGTCGAACCGGATCGCGGGCAGCTTGACCGTGAACCGCTCGTTGTACGTCGGCTCGATCTCCGCGCCCATGAAGTCCCACACCAGGGACGTCGCCGCGTCGGAGGTGTGGAGGTTGTCGAGGACGGTGTCGACGTAGTCCATCTCGATGCTGCCGGTGATCTTGACCTGGTCGTTGCTGATGGGCTCGGCCTTCAGCCCGGACGCCCCGGCGTAAAAGCGCTCCACCGCCATGGGGCGCTCGATCTTGATGCTGACCTTACGGATTCCGTCCCGGGCCACCTCGGTGCCATACGCCCCGGTCTTCAGGCTCATCTGCATGAAGTGGAACGGCGCCATGGTCGGGTAGCTGGCCGTGGCCAGCACGGACGTCTCTTCGCAGTCCTTCGAGTCGATCTCGAACGACGCGGTGAGCATGCCGCCGACCTCGCACGAGAACTCGGCCGACACGATCTTGCAGCCCGTGAAGTTCTTCCTGGTCACGGTGCCAGTGGTCAGCGGGACGCCCTTCTGGATCGTCAGACTCTTGCCCGCCGTGTCGACGAGCAGGTGCGTCTGCAGGTAGGCGTCCGTCTCGGCCTGCTGCACCGGCGTCACCGTCGTACCCATGAGCGTCTGCAGAAGGATGCCCATGCCCTTCGTGGTGACCTCCATGTCCAGAGACCCGGCAGCCTGCCGCTGCGTCACCACACGCCGAGACGACAGCGGCAGCAACCGCCCCGCCGCGATGCCGGCGCTCTGGGCCGTCGTCTTCTTGAGGACGATGCTTTCCTTCGTGAACTCCACGAATTTGGTGGGGGCCACGTAGGTGCCGTAGGTGGTCTCAGCCGCGATACCGATCTGTGCGCCGAGCCCGGATCCGATCGCCATGGGTCAGGCCTCCTTCGTGGAGCGCGGCGGCTGTGCCGCAGGGGTTGTTTTCTTCGGGGCGGCCGTGACGGTCTTCGGCTCCTCGGCCGCCTCCCACGTGCCGGGCTGGCAGACGTAGCCGTCGAACCTGCCGTCCGGCACCTCGACCAGCTCGTCGGGCTGGACCGTCCTGCCGAGCTCCGGCACGGTGACCGGCTCGGCGCCGATGTAGCGCACTCGCGCCATGGCGTACTCCTCCTATGGGTGGGTCAGATGCGGGCGCGCAGGCGCACCGTGAAGGCGAGGCCCGCCAGGGCCCCATCCGGGTTCTGTTCCTGGACCAGGGTTCCGGCGGACAGCTGCGACCACAGCACCGTCCCGGACAGGGTCGGCGCCTCGGGGGCCGCCTCGGTCGCACGAAGCGCGTCCTCCACTGCGGCCAGCAGCTCGAACACCCGAGAGCGACGCAGAGCCATGTCCGTATCGCCCGCCCTCGATTCCGCGTAGCAGGAGACAGAGGCCTCCTCGTCGCGGCGGCGGGCGCCGGCATACGCGAAGTCCTGCTCGATGTCGACGGCCTGCTCGGACCCGGGGGCCCATCCGACGTAGATTCGGTGGCGCTCGGTCAGGTTGGTGGAGGGTGGGGGCCCGTCCACGATCCGTACGTCGGCCAGGCCGGGGGCGGCGCGCAGGATCGCGAGCAGGGCATCGACCGCGGCGGGCACCGCAGACGTGGCCATCACGCGATCCCAGGCGGCTGCTTGAACGATTCCAGCAGCTGCAGCACTCTGTTAGGTACGGCGTATCCGAAGCCCACGATGGGCTCGGTGACGTCGAAGTCGTCGGCGCGCTGACCGCCGCGCGCGCCACCGTTCTGCGTCCGCCACAGATGCTGCAGCAGGATCCGCGCGGCAAGGTTGATGGTCGGCGCGATGCTGCCCCGACCGGCCGTGTACACGGCTGTCCAGGGGCCGCCGACGAACCGCCCACCGTCCAGGCGCCGCACCGTCCCGGACGGGCCATCAACATGCAGCCGTGTCACATCGAGGGACTGCCCCGCGCTGAGGATCGGAGTGAACGACACCAGCGACACGACAGGCGGCTGCAACAGGGACAAGAGAGGCCCGCGGCCGTCAACGGTCTCGGTCACCTCCCGGTTCTCCACCGGCCCGATGTACCCCTCGATGACCGCGGTCAGCGCGTCGACGTAGGCCTGCAGCTCGACGTCGTTCTGCGTGGTCTCGATGTCGAGCTGGGCTTTCGCCTCGTCCAGGGTCAGGAGCCCCATGGCGGCCACCTCCTCACGTGCTGCGGGTCTCGGCCCGGGAGCCGCGTCCGCCGCCGCGAGAGCGCGGCGTGGCCTTCTCTGCGGTTGCCTTCTCGGTGACGAGCTCGGCCCGCTCGCCGTCTGCCCACGCGGACGCTGCTGCCGCGTCGACCTCGATCACGTCGCCAGGCGACCAGCTGAAATCGGCCCCGGCGATGGACTGCAGAATTCGGATGTGCGCCATTCCGCACCCCCTTTCCGATGAGGGCGGCCCCCAGCAAGTTGCTGGGGGCCGCACGGTTGGATCAGGTCGCCGGGTGCGCGTACACGCGGAACGCGCTGGCGTCGTCGGGCTTGGCGTCGAGGCGCATGAACCCGAAGAACCCGACCTGCAGGTAGTCCGCGTACCGCTCCTCCAGCCGCATCATCTGACCGCCCGCGACCTGCCGGACGACGTAGGCGGCGTTGATGTCGCCGTACCCGATGGACTTGGCGGACGCGGCCGGGACCGGAATGCCGTTGTCGATGAGAACCGCCGCACCGAGCAGCGACGACGGGACACCGATCTGCACCGACGGCTCCCACAGCGGGCGACCGTCACCATCCTTCAGCTTCCGCACGGTCTTCAGTGCGCTGTCGGACATGGCCCACTGAGCCGACGCCCGGTAGGCCGGGTCGATGCTGTGCTGCAGGTCGATCAGGTCGTCGTACGTGACCGCGGTGACCTGTCCGGCCGCACCGGTCTTGCCGGCGGTGGCGTTGGCGAACAGGCCCTCGGGCTGCGAGGACCCAGTGCCGGTCGCAAGGTGCGCGGCCACGGCCCGGCCGATGCGCTCGCCGAGCTTCTGGACCAGCCACGAGTCCATGTTGAACGCGTTGTCCTGCAGCAGCTGCAGGCTGAGCCGGACGAGCTTGCTGGTGTAGGTGTACGCGCCGAGGGTCTTCTGACCCAGGGTGACGTCCTGCTCGGCGATCTGCGCGTTCTCGGCGAGGATCGCGCCGACGTTCGCGGTGTCGTCGTTCGTCGGCCAGTTCAGCGGGTTGCCGGACGCCGTGGTGATGACGTTCGCCGCACCGAGGAGACCGCCGTACGCCTTCATCGTCTCGGTGATCCGCGCGAGCGTGTCCGTCGGGATGAAGTACCCGCCAGCTGAACCGGGGCTCGTCGCGCCAGCGCGGACCTCGGCCTGGTTCGACATGAGCAGCTGGCGCTGCTCGTTGGTCAGGCCGGACATGCCGCGGCGAGCGAACGCCTGGAACGCGTCCCGGTACGCCACCTCGGCCGCGGCGGCCCGGTCCTCGGCGGATTCCGGCTCGTTGCCGGGGCCGTCTGCGACGACGATCTGCTGACGCTGCACGGTGTCGAGGCGGGCCTGCCGTTCGAACCGCTCCACGTCCTGCGACGCGGCGGTCAGGTCTGTCTCGGCCGCGTCCCACGACGCGCGCTCCTCGGCGGTCAGGTCGCGACCCTCGCCCTCGGCACGGGCCTGGATCTCCTGCATCTGGGACCAGGTGGACGCACGCCGATCGAGAGCGCGCTGAAGAAGAATGGTCATGGCGTTGGTGTCCTTTCACGGCACGCCAGACAGCCCCGACTGGTGCCGGGGCTGCAGGGGATGGGTTGGTCAGGCGGGGAGCCCGTAGCGGGCAGCCAGCGCCTTCATGCGCACATCGAGCGGGATGCCTGTCGGCTGAGTGGACACGTCCGGCTCAGCAGGCACCGTCTCGCGAGTGGACCCACCCGGCTCGCGGTCGATGTGTACGAGGTCGAGCAGCTCGGGCCGGAAGTGCGCCCTTGCTTCGAGTGCGGCGAGGTCGCCGCGGTGGTCGAGGGCTCGGGCCACAGCCTTCACCTCGGCCTCGGTGTCCGGGTAGGCAGGGAAGGTCACCGCGGATACCTCGATGAGGCGTACTTCGCGGATGACCCGCACGTCGACCTCCACCGGGTCGGCGCCGTCCACCTCGATCGTCTCGGTGTTCCATTCGTCCTTGATGACGAAGAACCCGAAGCTCATCCCCGAGACGTTGCCGTTGCGGAGGTTCGCCGTCAGGTCCCGCACATACGACAGTTCCGGATCGAGGGCGCTGTCGACGGCCAGGCCGCGGGCGTCCTCGGACAGGGACAGCGTGCCGGCCGACGAGCGGCTGACGACGTAGTACGAATCGTGGTCGATGAGCATTCGGGCGTCACCCTCGGACAGCGTCTTCGTGAACGCACCGGGCGCGATCTCTTCGTAGAAACCCCAGCGCAGCGGGTTCCCAATCGCCGTCCGGGAGTTGAACACGGAGGCGTACCCACTGAAGCGGGCACCCTCCGTACCGTCCTCGGCACGGACCTTGACCCCGGCGTCCGCCAGGGGCAGGCGCCGCGTCTCAGCCCCCGTCATCGGTGTGGGCATCCTCGCCTCCTTCATCAGCGGACAGGGCCAACAGGCGCCGCGCCTCGGCCATCAGAGCGGCCACACGGGTCGGGACTGCCCCACCATCGTTGGCCAGTGGGTTCGACCCCAGCGGGGCCATGTACGTCGGCTGCAGGTACGTGTCGCCCTCCGGCCCCGGGATCGGGGGGAGTTCTTCCAAGTACCTGATGTCGTTGGCGGACATGACGCCCGTGTCGCGCATCGCCCGGTAGAACGTCGCCCGGCCGCTGGAATCGCCGCGCAGCAGCCCCTGCAAGGAGTAGTGCGCGTACTCACCGACCGGCAGCAGCTCCTTCGTGATGCGCTGCTCCGTCGGACCCAGCCACGTCGGGGCCAGATCGAAGGTGACCCACCCCTGCGCCTGCTGCTCCAACCCTGTACCCCACGAAGTGGACTTCGAGGACTCCATCAGGAGGAACAGCGGCACCCCGAACATGCGGGCGATCTCGGTGATCTGAAACTCGCGGGACTCCAGGAACTGCGAGTCACGCAGAGGCATCGTCACCGGCTGGAACGACGCCCCACTGTCCAACACGGCCACCTGCTGCGCGTTCTCGATCCCGCCGACCTTCGCCTGCCAGTTCGCCTTAAGCGCGGTGGCCTGCTCCTTCGTCAGCCGCTGCTCCGTCTGCAGCACCCCGGAGACGAGGTTGCCCGAGCCGAACAGCTTGGCCGCACCCTTCTCCGCCGCCTGCGCCAGACCAATACCCTGAGCCGCCGCCCGCACCGGCGAACACCCCGTCAGCCCGTCATAGCCGAGTCCGGGAATGTGCAGGACGTCGCGGCTAGTCAGGACGTGGTACTGATCGAAGTCGTCGGTGATGTAGAAGACCTTGCCCGCCGGGTTGTCCGCGGTCGGCCGTACCCGCTCTACCTGTACACGCGATGGGCTGATCGGCCATAGTTCCTTGATCTGCCCCGTCGGCGCCCGCAGCTTCTGCAGGTACGCGTTACCCCACAACGCCCGGTGCACATAGGCCAGACGCCACAGCTCCAACGGCGTCAGCTCCGGATGCGGATCGTCCAGCAGAGCCGACTCAGCCCGATCCTTCGTGCCCGACTTGTACGCATGCAGCGGCAGCGCCGACGACACCCCTGCGACCACAGCGACCGACCGCCACACCGCGGGCATATGCAGCGCGGACGTCTCCGACACGGGAACACCGGCGTCCGTCTGCGGCCCGCCCATCCACTCGGCCAGCGACTGGTCCGTCAGCGGGACCGCCGGATTCTCCAGCGACGCCCGCCCCTCGAAGAGCCCGAAGAGGCTCATGTCGTCCCCTTCCGTTGGGCCTGCGCCCGCTCCACCGCCACCACACCGAGCACCCCGCCCAGCACCAGCGCGGCTGGCAGCGACCACAGCGCCACACCAACCAGCGCGACCAGCAGGAACAGCACCTCGATCATGAGGATCACCACAGGTTCGGTGCCCCTTCCGGCTCGGCGTCGGCGCGCTCTGCGTGGCCCCACGCGGCGAGCGTGCAGCCCACCAACGGACTGATGTCCACGGACAGCCCGCGCCGGGCCCAGCCCCAACCGTCACCGATCGGGCGTTTGTCCGCGCCCGCCAGTGCCGTTGCAAGCGGGGCCTGGTCCAGGTGCACGATGGTCTGCTCGGCCACCCCGTCGAAGAACTGGCCGGCCGCCGCAGCGACCTGCCGCGTCTTCGGGATGAGCAGCAGGTTGTCGACTTCGTCGTCGGTCAGCCCGACGTCCCGCAGCGCCTTACGTACCGCGGGGACCAGGGACCCGGCGGGGCCGCCCTCGTCGATGACGACAGCGCACGGTTTCCATCTCACGACCAGCTCGGCCAGGCGCTCGGGCGCCCAGCCGGTGCCTGGCCGGTGGTCGATGACCTCCACGTGCCGGGCGTCACCGTTCTGTCCGGCCCCGCAGATCGCCGTGTGCGACCGCTCCGGGGTCGTGTCCAGGGCGAACGCCACCGGATCCGACATCGACGACGTGCCGTCCGCCAGGGCCCGCCACACGTCCTCATCGATGACCCGCCATGTGTCCTCACCATCGGACGGGTAGTCGCCGACGCCGAGGCGCTCGCGGGCGAAGATCTCGTCACTCATCGTCAGCCGCTCCCGCTCCGTGTGCTCCAGCGTCAGGCGGTAGCCCAACGCGGGATTCGCCTTCGCCACGGAGAGTGGTGACCGCGGGTCGTCATGGTCGGTGCACCCGGTCGGGCACTCCTTCAGGTGAGGGTCGATCGACCACTCCATGTACGCCAGCGACGGGTCAGGCTCGCCTCGCTCCACCGCCAGCAGCGCGCGGCGCCGCAACCGGGCCAGCTGCTGCGACGGCGAACCGATCCCAGCAGAGCCGAAGTACCAGACCTGCGGGTCCTTCACCGCCGCCATGGTCGGCATCAGGGCGCCCATCGCGTCATCGCCCAGGATCATGTCCTCGTCGAAAATGTTCGTATTGCCCGTGAAGCCACGCCCCGAGCCACCACTACGGGCCAGGAAGCGCAGCCGCTGCCCGGTCAGAAGCTCAATCGCTTCCTCGCCGGTCGTCCGTCGGACTGCCTTGACTCGCTTCCGCAGGCTGTCGCTGTTCGTGACCAGCGCGACGATGCGCCGGAACGCCTCGATGCTCGTCTTGAACTCGTGAGCAGAGTGGAGAATCAGGCGCTCGCCACCGATGAACAGCCCCCACAGCTCCCGAGCTTCGATGATCCCGCCCTTGCCATTCTGGCGAGGCACGTTCACCGCGACCTCGAACGCCGCCCACGAGCCGTCCGACCGCTCGGCCAGTCCCACGTGCATCGCGTGCTGCTGCCAGTCATCGAGCACCAGACCGGCGTGCGCGGCCAGTTCGACGGCCTCCTGCCCCGCTGACGACGTATACGGAGGGGCGGTGAACACCCTCGGCCGCTGCACACCGTACTGACCAGGGGTTCCTTCAGGCGCCACGGCGCTTGGCCCGTCGATCAGTGAGGTCATCGACAGCGTCTCCCGTCACAGCCGGTGGTGCGAGAGCGCGCAACTTGGTCATGATCGTGGCCAGCTTGTCCGCGACGACCGCCTGTGATGTCGGAGCGTCACCAGAATCGATGGCATCGAGTGCAGCGGCAAGCTTCACGGCAACGGCCGCCATGCCGGGAGACACCGAGGTCACGCCGAGTTTGTCAAGCTCGTCGCGGATCTCATCTTCAATCATGATCACGCACTCCCGTCGCGCAGTGTTACATCGCGGAGGGTGATGGCGATCTTGAGGTCAGCGTTGAAGCTTCGGTCAAGATCGCCTTTGAAAATGGCCGCGCAAAAATCACGGCGACAAGGGCGGTTGGGTCGCCCCCTTTGGCGCTGAACTTTTGATCCACTCTCCCCCTGGGCGCCCGCGCCGGCTGCTCATCCGAGCAGGTCAGGGGGTGTGGGGAGGGTCACCAGGTGCGTGATGTCTGCCGGGTGACGGGGCGTGATCCGCCCTTGCGCCGGTCGCGGTACCAGCGGGTGACGACGGCTTCCATGGCGGGCTGCCTCATGTCGCGGACCCTCTGGCGCACGATCGATTCGCCTGGATCAACGGTGATGACCTTCGCTCCGAGGCGCTTGTACCGTGCGCGAGCCTTGGTCTGCGGCATCGTGTGGATGAGGTAGACGTCGACCGACGCCATGACGTGCTCGGCCTCGTGGATGGCTGCCTGCCTGGCCCGGTGGACTACCCGGAGTAGTGCGGGGTGGTGGGCGTGGTGGTCTGCCCCGGGTCCGGCCATGGCCAACGCCATGAGGTCGAGGTCGATGACGATGTCCGACGCCTTGGCGTGCGCCCGGATGTAGGAGGACTTGCCGGCGCCGGGCGGGCCAGTGATCACGTAGAGCACGCGTCAGCTCCTGCGATACCGGTGGTCCAGCCAGGCGGTGATGGCGATGGGCGCCATCGTCGACACGGTGCCGAGGGGGAAGGCGTCGCAGTTCATGGTCACCATCTCCGTGAGGCGCGCTTCTGCTTCACGCTCGTGCGGTTGCCTCTCGCGCTGTTGCAGCGGCGGTGTGCTGAGCGGGCGTTGGCGGGGTCCAAGAGGCTGCCGCCGCGGCTGAGCGGCACGAGGTGGTCCAGCGTGAAGGCGTCGGGGTCCTTGCCGGCGTCGGGGCCGCGGATGTCGTACCGAATGTCGTGGCCGCACAGCCAGCAGGGCAGCCCGAGGGCGCGTTGCCGGGTGCACAGGGTGCGGTAGCGGCTGCCGTTGCGGGGGTTGCCGACCACAAGCGCCACCTCCGGACGTGCGAAAGCCCCCGTCCGTGAGGGTCGGGGGCTGATCGTTTGGTTCCGGGCACGCCGGATCTGCCGCCCACTATGGGGCATGCTCGGGTGGTTGTGCAACTAGGTGCACAACTGCCGTGGGCTACTGGCGCTCGGCCGCCAGTTGTGCGGCCAGGGCGTTGAAGGCGTTCACGTACTGGTTTGCGGCCTTCAGGATCGAGGCGTCCGGCTTCACTGTGTACGTCTGCGCGGCCCCGTTCCCGAAGGTCACGTTGATGACGGCGGCGCCCTTGTTCTTCCGTCCGGTGAGTACGGCTGATGTTCCAAGGGTTGCCGCCCCGGCGACGAGTCGGGTGGCGGTCCAGCCCTTGTGTGCGCCGGCGTTCACGAACTCGGCAGATCCTCCGAGGATCGGGCCGAGGGGTGTCTCGCCCATCTTCGAGGAGGGCCAGGTCTTGAGCGTTGCCGCGATGTTCAGTGTCTGCTCAGCCGGGTGAGCGTGGCGCCACTCCTTCAGGGCGAGGCGCTCAGCACCTCGCTCGTCGGCGCGCTGGGCCCTCGCTTCGCGCCGCTGCTCGCGGGCAGCGGCTCTCTCGGCGGCCTTCTCTGGATCACGGTTGAACATGCTGGTCCCCCCAAGGGTTGTCAGGTGGTGGGCAGTGTGGCGCCTTGTGGGGGGAGTGTGATGGTGAAGTGTTTAAGTTGTGACCTTGGATAGTGAGATATGGCCGCAGGGCGCCCGTCTGGCGTGTTGGATCTGCGCATGACGGATCCAGTGAGCATTGCGGCAACGGCAGCGGCCAAGGCAGTCGCCTCGACGGCGTCCAAGAAGCTTCTGTCGAAGAAGGGCCCGCGGCTCGGAGGCAGGGAGGAGCGGCGTGAGGTGTACGCACGCTTCCAAGCAATCCTGGTCGAGCTGTCATCATTCGCCCAGTTCCTGCGCCTGGAGAAGCAGTTCAGTGGCCTACTGACCACGCGCACACGTACGCGGGAGCTGCTCGGGATGGTGCACGAGCGGCAGACTGAACTGCTGCTCGCCCTTCATGAACTCAAGCTGGTCGGGAATCCTGCGCCCATCGCAAGTGGAGAGCAAGCGATGGAGGCGGGCGGGGGGCTCATGGATGCGGCAAGCCGGGCGCCTGACGAGGAGTTTCAAGGGCGGCTGATGACTGCGATCGAGGCACAGCACGCTTTCACGGAGGTGTGCCGTAATGATCTTTGGTACCTGCCGCAGTGGTGGCAGCTGAACCGGGGCGCGTGGTGGAAGGCGCGGTGGCGGCAGCTTCGGCCCGGGAACGGGTGAGGCCCCGCCCTCGGGGGATGGGGGTGGGGCCTCGGTGTTCACGGTACGGGCGGGGCGGGGCTACTTGCTCTTCTCGGCGTCTCGCCGCGCCTGCGACTCCTCGTTGCGGCGGCGGAGCTCTTCGATGGTGATCGGGTCGAGTGCCATGATGCGGTCCTGTCTCTGTGTGTTGGGGATGGGCCCGGGGCGGCCGCAGTCGCCTGGCAGTGATGCGGCCGCTCCGGGGTAGATCGGCGGTAGATCCGCCGGGAGACGTGGGTAGATGCCGGTAGACGGCGTGGTAGACGTGCAGGTCAAGCGGCGGTAGACGGAGCGGGAGACGCCTCGGTCTCCTCGGGCTGGGAGAGGGGCGGAAGGGCGGCTCTGACGATGCCCCTGGTCGGCCCCTTCCGGCCCACCTTGAGTTTCATCTCGATGGGGATGCCGAGGGCCTCCAGGCGGGCGCGCAGGTCGGCCACCTTCCAGTCCTTCCCGTGACCCTTGGCCTGGAGGTGCTGGAGGACCTCGGAGAGGTGCATCGCGGGGCGGTCTCCGAGGACCTCGTGGAGGAGCAGGATCACGGCGTCGCGGGCTGCGGGCTGCGGGGGCTCCTCGGGGGCCTGCTCCTCGTCCTCGGCGGCGGGGATGGCCCGGATCGCGGCCCAGCACCAGAGCGGCACGGCGGCCCAGAGCAGTACGGGCCACCGACGGACCAGCCACCACGCCCCGTAGGCCCCGGCGCCGAGGACGACCAGACGCAGAATGCAGCCGAGGACGGCGGCGATTCCGTCGAGATCGGTACGGCGGCCGGCGCGCACCCACGCGGCGGTGCGCTCGGTGAGGCGGCGGATGAGGATGCGCTGCCCGGCGGTGAGGGTGCGGGCGCGGCGCTGCATGGCGGTGGCCTCGGGCTGGCCCATCAGGTGTTCCTCTCCAGGATGTTGCGGCCGCTGAGACCGAGACCGTTGACCAGCTCGGGGAGACCGTGGAGCATTCCGGCGACTCCGGCGGTTGCGCAGAGAATGAACCCGGCGGCCATGGCGCCGAGGAGCTTGCCCTTCTCGTCCTTGCCGACGGCCTTGTAGGTGACGAACAGAAGAACTGCGACGAGGAAGACGACGACCCCGCCTTCTTCGCTGAGCTGGCCGATCGAGCCTGTGGAGATGGGCGCGCTGGAGTCGGCGCCGGTCACTCCGGTGACGGCCTTTCCGCCGCCGCCGTTGGCAACCTGGCGGGTGCAGCCCGCGAGCCAGCCGAGGAGGCCCCCGGCGCATGCGGTGCCGAGGGCGCCGGTGATGAAGCCCTGAACGGTGTGCATGAGGTCTTTCCAGGCACGTCCACCTACCCACCACTTGCGGAGCTGAATGCCGAGGATGGCGATGGCGATGGCGCAGGCGGCGAGGGTGGCGCCGGTCTGGGTGGTGTTCACGGGCGGACTCCGGTGATCCAGGTGACGGGGTCGTAGGCGTGGATGGCGCCGGTGACTCCGACGAGGGCGACGGCGAGGAGCAGCAGGCGGGGCAGGGTCCCGCCGTGGCTGATGCGGATGAGGGCGATGACGAGCGGGGTGAGCGCGAGGACGTATCCGGCACCCTGTCCCTGCTCGGTGCGGGCCTGGCTGACGGCGTGCGCCCACCCGGTGGCCACGGAGTACCCGGTGCCGGGGATCGGCAGCAGGGCGAGCGTGAGCGCGCCGCAGATCTGCCACGGGCGGCCGATCCGGCGCAGCGCGGCGGCGAGGCGTTGCCACCGGGTCGGCTCGGGCTCGGGCTCGCCTGCGATGACGACGTGGACGTGGACCTGGGGCGGGAGCGGCTCGGGCGCGGGCGGCGCGACGGGTACGGCCGGGGGGTGGACGGGCGGCGGGGGCGGGGCGGGGGCTGCGGTTGTCTCCCACCACGGGGGTACCTCGCCCGGGAGCGGGCCGCGGTCGGGGAGCGGGGCGCCGGCCGGGATGATGCGCGTTGGGGTGATCGGGCGATCAGTCACGGTGCGACACCCCCGCCTCGGTGTCGCATGCGACGGCTGCCGGGTAGTAGGTGGCGAATGCGTCGGCGGCGCGCGACAGCTGGGCCGCGGTGTCGCGGAGCTGTCGCGCCCAGCGCCGGGCTGTCGCGTCGTCGGTGATCGTGTGCGCGGGTGTCGCGTCGTCGACCGCCTGGGCTGCGTCGCAGAGCTGTCGCAGTGCTGTCTCAGCCTGTGCGACGTGGTGTGCCTGTCGCTGTGCTGGTGTCTCAACCGAGGGTGCGACAGGTGTCGCATCGGTTGTCTCAGCCGCGGCCAGGTCGCGCCGGGCGGTGTCCTTGCTGATGTCGAGCTGCGACGCGATGTCGCGGAGGGAAGCGCCACGCTGCGACAGCTGTCGCACGCGGGCCCGCCGTTGTGCGACGGCGGGCGGTGTCACTGCGACACCCCCTGCGCCAGGAGCCGGAGGAGCGCGGCGTATTCGCCGCGGGTCTGGCCGGGGCGGACGTGGGGGGCGGCGGCGAGCAGGTCTTGCTCGGCGTCGAACGCGGCCTCGGGGTTGTTGGGGTGGAGCTGCTCGGCGAGGACGAGGGCGCGGGCGAGGCGGATGGGCTCCAGCATCTCGGCGGTCGGCCGGCGGGCGTCGAGGGTGTCGGCGAGGCGGCCGAGGAGGGTGATCGTGTCGTCGCTGAGGACGAGGGGCGTCGTCATCACCGGATCACCGCCGGGCGCTGTCCCTCACGGACGCGGCGGAGGGCCTCATCCATGTCGGGGTCGGTGGTGAGGTGAAGTCCGAGCTGGATGCGGTCGCGACGGCGCATCGAGGAGGCGTTCGCGGCGGCGCAGGCGTCGGCCTCGACGGTGAGCGCGCGGCAGCGGGTGCAGTGCTGCTCATGGATGCGCTGCCGCAGCGCCGTAGGCGTGAGGGGTTCGCGCACGGGAGCGGACGTGAAAAGATCGGCCATGGCCGAGCCTCCTGGTCTAGTCAGGATGGTGTTCGGTCTGGGGTCGGGCGACGCGCGCGCCTCGGGTGTTCCACCACCCGGGAGCTGTCGTCCGGCCCTGCTTCTATTCGGTTGTCGGGCTGGGCCCGTTCTTCTTGATCGCCTTGTCGATGGCGTTCCAGCTCTTCCCGAGATCGCGTGCCACGTTGGCCACGGTTCCGAGTTCGGCTACGCCGTCGAGCAGGGCGAGCGCTCTTCGTTTGGCGGAGTCGGAGACGAGGGATTGGAGCTGTTCCACCAGCTCATCCTCCCCGCGGACCCGATCCCGCCAGGGGATCGCGTTCACGGGGAGAATGTATCCCACCCAGGGTGTGACACGCAAGGGTCTACGCCGCGATGGCGCCCTGCTCGGTCCAGATGCCGCCGCAGCTCGCGCAGTTGGCGAGGGGGGACGCGCCGGCCCCGCCGTACACCCGGATGGTGCCCGCGCAGTTCGGGCACGGCACGGACAGGTCGACGGTCTCGGCCCCGGTGTCGAGTACCTGTTCCACCCGGTGCCGGGCCTCGGTGGCAACGCGGGCGATGTGCTGCTGCTGTGCGGCCTCCAGCGGGCGGAACGGTCCGGGGCTGCCCTGGACCCGTCCGAGGAGCCAGAGCGCGGCGTGGGGGGCTGTGCGGATGCCGGTGTACCGCCAGCGTCGGGGGTCGACCGTGTCGGCGTGGGCGAGTCGGTCTCGTCTGGCCCGGTCGTTGGCCGGCCACGACCGCGGGGCGGGGCTCATCGAGGGGCGCTGAACGGCGGCGGCGATCTGGTCGGCGCACTCGGTGAGCGCCGCTTCGACGGTGCGCATCACGCCGTACACGGACAGGCGGATCGGGATGGGCCGCTGGCCAAGCTGCGCCGGGTCCCGCTCCAGGGCTCGGAGTTCGGCGGCGGTGGCGGGGTCGGTCTCATCGAGGAGCGTCATGTAGCTGCGGAGGCCACGGCCGAAGCCGCCCACGGCGGCGGGCATGCCGAGCGCGTCGTTGAGATCTACCCAGGTGGTGGCGATGGTGCGGAGGTCAGCGGCGTCGGTCACGGTGGCTCCTTGCGGTGTGGCGGCGGGGCGGGGTGCGGGGGTGGCCGCCCGGGTGGGGTCCGGGCGGCCGACGGGTCAGGTGGTGGGCTGCTGCTCGGGTCCGGGGCAGAGGAACGGGTAGTCGGGGTTGGTGCCCTTGCAGGCGGGGCAGTCCTCGGCGTTGGTGCCCTTGGCCAAGTGGGTGGGCGCATCCGTGGTGGTGGGCTGCTGCGCCTGGTCGAGGGCGTCGCGGTACTCGCGGGCGACGAGGGCGGCGTCTGCGGGCGCCCAGCCGCCGTCGTGCCAGGTCTGGTAGCGGTCGCAGAGCTTCCGCACGCGTTCGATGGCGGCCTCGGCCTGCTCGGCGCGCTGCTCGGCCTGCTGCCGGGCCTGGTGCGGGCTGAGCTTGCCGACGCGCTGGAGCACGAAGGCGAACCGCTCCGGGGACTCGCCGACTTTGACCTCCATCTCGATCGGGGTCTCGGTGTAGTTCGAGGCGTCGCCGAGCATTGCGCGGGCGGCGCCGACCCACTGGGCGACGAGCTCGCGGGCGGGCTGGATCTCCATGGCCATGCCATTGCGGAAGTCCATGGCCTTAAGGCCGGTCTCGTCGAGTTGCTTCTGGATCCAGCGCTCGCGGGCTTCGTCGTCGCGGCCGCCGAGCTCGTCGAGCAGCTGCTCGCGCTCGTCGTACAGGGCGTCGAGTTGGTCGCTGGTGAGGTCGTCGAGGGGGATACGGCGCTCGGTCATCGGGTCGGCTCCTCGGTGGCGGTTCGGAATGTGAGCGCGGACTTCGGCACGCCCCAGCTGTGGAGCAAGGCGGCCAGCCACTGGGCGTGCGCACGGTCGTCGCATGCCACGTCGACGAGGTCACCCGGCATGCGAACGGCAACGGTGGTGAACCGGCCGGGCATTCGGGCCCGCATCAGTTCCCAGCGGTGGGCGCCTTTGCGCGTGGCGAACTGGGCGACGCCGATCTCGTCGACGCGCAGAACAACGGCTGGCGGAATACGCGGCGGAGGGATAACAAGAGCCAGTTGCTGCATCACGTGCCCTCCTTGATGGCGTCGGTGTCGTGCTGCGCGGTGCCCACTCCCCGGCTGTGTGGCCGCTGTTGCCCGTGTCCGGGCCTGGCGTGGTCGCGGTGGCCCTCCCGGAGCAGCAGCACCGCACAGGCGGTGAGCGACGCGAGGAGGGCCAGCGCGGGGGCGTGGTGGGCCAGGGTCACGGGGCGGGGTGGTGGGGCTCGTCGGTCATGCAGGGGATGCAGAACCCCGGGCACCGGTCGCCGGTCGTGGGCCTGCGCGCCTCGGTCTCGGTGTCCGAAGTGGCGAGGACGTCTCGCCCGCACGTCAGGCTCGACAGCCGTCCGAAGGTGCAGATCCCGCCGTCGGGCAGGTCCTCGGACGTGACGGGGACGACGCCCTGCCACTGCTCGCCGTGCTCGCGGCAGAGCAGCACGCGGGAGTTGCGCGGGTCGCGGTAGGCCACGACGGTGGCCGCCTCGGTCTCGGTGTCCGGCTGGTCGGTGGCCACGGTGTATGTGGTGGTCTTCCGGACGGTTCGGGTCTGCGCGTCCGGGTGGCGGCGGGTGATGCTGGCGCGCCGCTTCTCCGCGACGCTGCGGTCCGGGCTGGCTCCGAGGTACATCCACGCGTCGTCCTCCAGCACCTCACCGATCCATTCGGTCTGGGTCGGCCACGCCTCGGTCTCGGGCTGCTGCGCCTCGTCGTCGGCGTGGGGGGTGCGCACGTACCCGTGGTGGTGGGTTTCGCGGGGGGCGCCGCAGGCTCCGCAGAGGCCGATCGTGTCGGGCTGCTGCGCCTCGTCGGCCAGGCGGCGGAGGTGGGCGCCGATCGCGAGCTGCACGAGGGCGATCAGGGCGAACGGGCCGCCGTTGGCAAGCGCGGCAGTCACGGCCTCCGTGTTGTAGGTGACGTCGCTGCTCTCAACCGAGGCGGCGGCCTTCCGCAGCTCGGCGGCCCGGTCGTGCTCGTTCGGGGTGAGACGGCGGCGGGCGGCGGCCCGGTCGGTGCGCAGCTGTTCCACCTCGGCCCGCAGGCGGATGCAGGCCTGCTTGTACTCCTGCTTCCGCTGGTCGGCTTCGGCGAGCGTCCGCCGGTAGCCCGAAACCGCGTCACGCAGTTCCTGCTGCTCGGCGTCCGCGACGGCCATGACGGCGTCGGCCATGTGCTGACCGTCGTCGAGAACCCAGCCATCGGCCTCACGGATCGCGGCCGCGTACCGGGCGCGGCGGTCGGCGGGCGCGGTCTCGGGGGTGCCGTTCACGCGGTGGCGGGACGCGTACACCCCGCCGTGTTCGCCGCCCACCAGCAGCTCCAGGCGCGGCCCGTCCTGCCGCCAGCTGTAGTCCGGGCACGATGGCTCGTTCTCCTGCCAGCAGTCGATCGTGCCCTGCTTCGCGGCGTCCTCGGTGGCAAAGTGGGCGTAGACGGGCTCGTCTTCGCACCACACGGTCCACACCTCGGACAGCGGGGCGGCGGCCCGGTCGGTGGGTGCGGGCAGGACGGCCAGGACCGCATCGGCGACCTCGCCGTACTCGTCCGGCTCCAGCATGTCCGTGTCCCAGCCGAAGCCCTCGGCCTCGCAGATGGCGCGGCGGATGCGGTCGCGGAGACCGGCATCGGCGGCCGCGGTCTCGGGCTGCTGGTCAGCAGCTCGGCGCAGCAGTTCGTCCAGCGCCCCCTTCGTGCCCGGATAGCCCTTCGCGATGACGAAGTTGCGGAGATGCTCGGTCGGCAACTCCACCTCGCACGTCACCCCGCAGAACGCGTGCTCGCCCTCGGCGTGGGCCCGCTCGGCCTCTTCCCGGTCGGCGTGCTGCTCGTCGTCCTCGGGCTGCTGGTCGGTGGCGCCGAGGACCAGCCGGGCCGGGTGCTCGGCCTCGAACACCCCCTGCACAGCTTCGATGGCGGCCTCCAGCCCGGTGTCCCATCCGGCCTGATAGTGCTGCGAGCCGGGCGGCGGCGGGGACTTCAGCGCGTAGATCGCGCGGACTGCGGCCTGCCGGTCGGTGGTGGGTGTGGTGTCGGGCATGTGGGACTCCTGGGTGGTCGGTACGGTGAGCGGGCGCCCCGGCCGGATAGACCCCGGCCGGGGCGTACTGCGTGTCACGGGGTGGTCTTGGCCCATGCGGTGACTGCGGCACGGACGCTGTCGGCCGGGTGCCAGTACGGGGCGTAGCCCTCGGGCAGCTGCTCGTCGGCGAGGAGCGCGCGAGCGGAATCGGCGACGGCACCCGGGTCGGAGTACAGGCCGAGCATCGGCAGGAACTCGGGGTCGGTGTTGCCGCCCTCAGCCCGAGGCCGGGCGTACTGCCACTGCTCGGCCGGGTGGTCCCAGAAAAGGAACAGGCCGTCCTGACCGTCCTCGTCGTCCTCGTCGACCCGGGTGTTGTCCCAGCTGATGACGGCGTTCAGCATCGTGATGCAGCCCGCGTCGTCGCCGGTGGCGTAGGGGTCGATCTCGGCGTCCGACGTCCACCACTGGTCGGGCTCCAGGTCTGCCGCGGTGAGGGCGTCGACGACGGCGGTGATGTACGGGTCGTGAGGAAGGGTGCGGGTCTCGGTCACTGGGTGCTCCTGGTCTGTGCGTGGTGGGCGGCGGTGCGGGTCTGGTGGACGTCGTTGCGGCGGGTGCGGGACCCTCCGTGGCTGGTGCACAGCTGTCCGGGGGTACTGCCGCAGGACGGGCAGGCGACAGCCAGAGCGGGGATGGTGGCGGGGTCGGTCATGTGGGGCTCCAGGTCGAGTTGGCCGGGGATGGTGGCGGGCGGCGGTGTGTCGAGGAGCGCACGGGTCCGGTCCAGGGCGGGGATCACGCGGCCTCCCGCACGTCAGGCCGGACCGCGTAGCCGGAGCTGAGGAGGTACTGGCCGATGCGGTCGGTCAGCCCGGCCGGGGTCTGCTGCTCGGGCGGGACGATCAGGCGGTAGTCGTCGATGGCGGCGGCCACGATCGCGGCAGCGGCCGGCGGGAACGGGTTCATGCGGCACGCTCCTGCTGCTCGATGCGGGAGGGGTGAGCTTCGGTGAGGCGGCGGCCGGTCGCCGGGATGGTGCACGGGGCGCCGGTCGTGGCCCGGCAGTGCGGGCACGGCACGGACAGGGCGGCGGGCCGGGGCCGGCCGAGGCCGACGGGCCGGGGCGCGCTCACGAGGCGTCCTTCTGCTGCTGCTCGAACGCGGCCAGTTCGGCGCGCTCGTCGTCGGTGAGGCGGGCGAGGTAGGCCGCGGCGGCTGCGCGGCGGTCGTCGGCGGCCTGCTGGTCGGCGGGGTCGATGGCGGGGCCGCCGTTGGCGACGCGTATGCGGGCGGCGTGCGGGGTGGTGATGGGGTGCCCGGCCCGGGTGCACTGCTGTCCGAGGCGGGCCCGGCACTGCGGGCACGGGATGGACAGCGGGCTGGCGCCCGGCTCGTCCTCGTCGTCGCCGGGGACGATGCGGCCGACGAGGACGAGTTCGTTCTTCAGCCGGTCGGAGTCGGCGGGCGGGAGCGCGGGGCGGACCTCGGCGGGGCGGTGTCCTCCGGCGACGAGGGCGCGCTGCTGGCGCAGGTTCCGCAGGTACGCGGCGTGGTTGTCGTCGTCGGGCTGCGGCTCGTACACGAACCCGGTGAGACGGTCGTTACGGATCGCGGCGCGGTGGGTGCGGATGTCGTGGGGCTGGATCCACAGCCGGTCGCCGGGCCGGGCGGGGGGTGTGGCGTAGTAGCGGGCAACGGCGGCCAGGGTGTCCTGGTCGAACGGCATGCTGGCGAGGGCGGCGGCCCAGGCTTCGGCAGCTGCGGCGGACGGCTGCCGGTTATCGAAGGCCGCGGCGTGCATGAGGAGGCGGCCGGCCTCTGCGGTGTTCATCGCTGCTGCTCCTTGGCTTCGAGTTCGGCGGTGAGTGCGGCCCATCCGGCGACGCGGGCGTCGGTGCCGGTGAGGGTGCGGCCGGTGGGGAGGTGGACGACGTTGCTGCCGGGGCGGGCGGCACGCTCGGCGGTCCACTTGGCCTGGCGGCGGATCCACTTCTGCCACTCGGCGGCCCAGTTGGTGCGGTGCTGCCCGTTGGCCCGGTAGTGGTCGATGAAGAGGGCGGTCTCGTGGTCGATGTCGAGGGCGGGCCCGAAGGTGCTCAGGGCCCAGCGGCGCATTGCGTCGGTGAGAGCGAAGGCGTCGTCATCGATCGGGGCGTTCGGCAGCGGCTCGCTGGGACCCGCAGGGGACGTACTCACCCCAGCCCCATGGGTTGCTGGTGGTTCTACTGGTGGTTGATTGGTGGTTAGGGCGGCATTGAGTGCGTGACGTCCGGACGCAGAGTGCGTGACGTCACGCACTTGAAGTGCGTGACCGACGGACGCAGAGTGCGTGACACCCTCATCTGTCACGGACGCAGAATCCGTGACAGTCACGGACGCAGAGTGCGTGACAGCCTTCGAGCGAGACCGGCGCTTCCGTTCGGCCGCAGCCTGCCGCTCACCTTCCTCGGCACGCTCCAGATCTGCCCAGTCCGAGGCCGGCCGTTTCAGGTGCAGGGCCAGCTTCCAGACCGTTCGCCCGTTCGTTTCGCCGGTTGCCGCAATGAGTCCGCCCGCCTCGTTACGGCGGAGCGCCCGTTGGACCGTGCGCCGGTCGTAGCCGGTGCGGTACTGAAGACGGAGCACGGACGGGTGGGCGTTGCTGCCGTCCTTGTGGGCGTGTTCGGCGAGGGCCTGGAGCACACCGCGGGCAGTGGTGTCGGGCTTGCCCTTGTCGGTGAGCAGCATGGGCGCGTCGTCCATGGCCCAGGTGACTGCCTCGTGGCTCACGCGGTCCTTCTTCCGTACGGGTCCGGTTGTGCGGTGGATCGTGGTCTCTGGCAGCTGGTGAGTGGGGGATGCAACTAGGCGTTTGCGGGTCGGTGCCGCGTGCGCAAACCCCGTGTCTCCCGGGTGGTGGGCCCGGGGCGTGGCGGCCCCGGGCCGGGAGCGCTACGCGGTGGCGGGCTGCTTTGTAGTGCCGGTGTTGCGGAGCAGCCAGTCGGCGTTCGCGTTCGCGTCGCGGCACAGCTGACACGCGGCCTCACCGCGGGCAAGGTGCGCCCGGTACCCAGACCGGGTTCCGCAGTCAGGTACGGCCGGCTGCTGTCCCCACCTGCTGGTGCAGCAGGCATCGCAGGCGTCTTCCCTGCGGCTCAGGTGCGCGTCGTACCCGCCTCGGGTCCCGCACTCGGGTACCGGCGTCTTGGTCTTGCGGCGCGGCTGCTCAGCCCGGTTCGCGGCCAGGCACTCATCGCACGCCTTCTCGCCCCGGCGGCGATGCGCCAGATACCCCGCACGAGACCCGTGCAGCGCCTTCCGCCCGGCCGCATCGAGACGGTGCTCGGGGGCGATACATCCGGGCTGCGAGCATGACCGGGTGAGATGCCCTACGGGGAGCGCTCCGTAGGCGACGACCCAGGCCAGCTGCGGGGCTGTGTACTCCTCGCCGTGGATGATGACGGGGCTGCTACCGGTCCAGGCGACATGCCCGCCGGGCAGCGTGGCGGACTTGGCGGCGAGGACCGTTTCCGGGGTGCGGGGCGGCTTGGCCGGGGCGGCGCCGACGGGCCGGCGCTTGTGGATGCGGCGCCGCTGCCTCTCGTCGAGGCCGCCCCACACGCCCACGTCCTGGTGCTCGTTGAGCGCCCATCGGAGGCACGCGTCCATGACGGGGCAGGTGTGGCAGATCCGCTTGGCGTCGGCGGTCTGCTGCTGCGCGAGCGGGCCTTCACCGACCGGGAAGAACAGGTCCGTGGTGGTGGCGTCGCAGGCTGCTTTCTTCCGCCAGTCGTCGACCGGGGGCAGGGTGTCGGGCGCGTAGCTCATGAGTCCCCCTTCAGGGTTCCGCAGGTGGTGCAGCGGTAGCCGGTGCCGGCCGGGGTGTGGCGGCGGGTGAGGTGGGCGCACGCGGTGGTCTCACAGACCAGCCACCTCGTGCCGGGGGCCAGGGCCGTCAGGTCGAACTCGGCGAACGGAACGTCCGTGACCGGGCGGCGGCGGGGGCGTTGCAGCGCGGGGAGCTTCACGACGTCGCCCCCGTCCCAGCGCCGGTGATCTCCTCGGCTGTCACCCGCGGGGCGGGGAACTCGTCATCGACGGAGACCTCGCCGCGCTGGATCGACTGGAAGATGACGAGCAGCTGCGCGATGTCGTGCTCGGTCCACTTCCCGGACGGCCGGCCGAGCTTCGTTTCGATGCGGTCGACGGTGATGCTGATGCCCTCGAACGTCTTGATCGCGTCGGCGACGCGGATGTTCAGCGGCTTGCCGCCGCCGTCGCGGATCGTCTTCGCGCAGAGTTCCTTGGCCTCTTCGACGAACCACGGCGGGAGGATCGCGAAGATGGCTTCACGGACGCGGCGGGCACCGTTGTTTGAGTTGTTCTCGTAGATGTCCCGCATGTCCGTGAGCTGCTTGGGGCCGCCCTGCGTGTCCCTCTTGTGCGGGACGATGAACGTTGAGGAGTTGCGGCTGTTCTTCTGGACGTCCCACGCGAACGCCTGCATCTCCGACTCGCCGAACTCGTCGTCGCGGCGCATCTCCACCAGGCCGTACTGGATGTTGCCCCAGCAGCGGGCCAGCTCCCGAGCGAGGTGAACGGACGGGCCGGACACGGTCTTGCCGCCGCGGGGGAACCGGAACTGGGCGCGCTCGGCCAGGTACGGCTGGGTGCAGGACTGCCGCATCTCAGCGATCGCGGCGTTGATGTCGCGGGGGCACTGCTGCGCCACGACGATCGCGGCCTGGACCTCCGCGACCGCGCGGGACTGCTCCACTGCGGTGCCCTGCCCGACACGGGCCGGGGCCGCCGCCGGGGCCATGCGCTCGATCTGCTGGTAGCTCACAGGTACTCCTCTTCATCACGCCGCTCGGCGTACGGGGGCAGGGACAGGTACTCGATGGCGTCGGAGTAGCCGGGCCAGTAGCCGGACTCCGTGCAGCGGGCGTACGTCTCGATCGCCCGGCGGTTCTTCGCGGCCCCGATGCGGAGCGCCGCGGCGTCGGGCTCGAACACGGTGATCAGGTACGGGGCGGTCTTCTCCTGGCAGACGAAGACGAACGCCGTGTGCTCGTCGCCCAGCCCGGCCGCACGGGCGCCCGCTCGGTACCAGTCCGCTTGCTGGTGGTACCCGAACTCGTCGACCGCCTTGGCGAGCGCGGACGGCTCAGCCGACCGGCAGGTCTTGTAGTCGGGGATGATCAGGCGGCCTTCGCGCGGGTCCGGCAACCAGTCGAAGCGGGCCCGGCGCGTGATCCCAGTCGGGTCGCGCCAGAACACCGACTGCTCCGGCCGGCCGTGCTCCGGGTTGAACAGGGCGGAGGCGACGGGGTGTCGGCGGATCGCGTCGGCCATGCCAAGGACGTCGTCGTACTCGTCGCGCTTCAGAGGCACGGCACCCTCGGCCCGGATCTCGGCGAGCTCGGCCCGGATGGCGTTGGTGTCCCAGCGCTTCGCGTCGACGAGTACCAGCTCGGGGCCCTCGCCGAGCACCTCGCGGTGCGCGGCGTTCCCGATGTCGAACGTCTTCTTCGGCTTCTGCGGGTGGTCCTGCTCGTACCGGAACAGGGCCGGGCAGGACGGCGGCAGGAGCTTGCGAGCACCCGACGAGGACAGCGACGAGCGGTCGGCGTGGTACTCGGTCATCGAGAGGTCGGGGTGCAGGCCAGGCACGATGGGCCCGGCCACCGCGGTGGTGTCGGTCATGTGGTGACTCCTGCGGCGGTGAGGATGAGGGCCCAGAGCAGGGCGGAGACGGCGAGCGCGGCGGTGAACCGGGCGGCCGTCACGCGGTGCGTCCGTAGGCGTGGTTGAGGCGGAAGCGGCGCTTCCCGGGGTCGGTGTCATCGACGAGCAGCAGGCCGTCCGCGGTGAGCTGCGCGAGGTCCTGCCTCGCCTTGCCACGCCAGTCGCCGGGCCCGAACCGCCGGACGTACAGCTGCTGCACCATGCGGGTCGTGATGTCGCCCTGGTAGTCGCGGACCATGGCCCGGAGCACGGCCAGGCGCGCGGCGGTGGGGTTCACAGGGCCGACCGCCCGTCGCGCTGTGCAGGCAGGTCACGGGCCGTCGCGTAGTCGTGGTGCAGCGGGGAATCGTGCGGGTCCTCGGCAAGGAACGCGGTCACCGCGGGGAACTGGGCGGCGATCGAGCGATCGACAGCCGCCAGCGCCTCAGCCTCGGCGGATCCGGTGTCATCGGTGTACGGGGTCGACAAGTACTTGCGCACCTGCGCCTCGTGCGAGTCGTCGTCCTCGTCGTCGTGGGTGAGCACCCAGCGGCGGGCCTTCAGGTCCCACTCGATGTGCTCGTCGCTGAACGGGGCGGAGATGTGCCCGTCCGGCTCCACGTGGAAGGCGACTCCGGCATCGACCAGGGCGTTCAGCCCGGCCACCGCCCGCTCCCACGGGGACGGAACTGGCGTCCCCGTCGGCATCGGCAGGGCGCCCATGGCTTCCACCGCAGCGGCAAGCCCGGTCGGATCCAGCAGGGACCGGGTCTGGCACGGCCACTGCTCGTCGTCGGCGAAGCAGTGATCCGAGTCGGTGTGCTTCCGGTGCAGGGCCAGCACGGCAGCCACCTGGGCCCGCAGCCGGTTAGCCTCGGGCGTCAGTGGGGCGCTCATGCCTGCACCTCGGCGTCCAGAGCCGCGACCAGACGCCGCAACGCGGAGTCCAGGCCGGTGGCCGCGCTGACCATGCCGCCGTGGTCGTGGATGCTCGCGGCCTCGTACCGGGCCAGCGTCCGCCGGGCCTCCTGCACCGCCACATCCAGCGGAGCCACCCACAGGGAGCCGTCACGGGCCGGGTCGAACAACGGGTCAGGCAGGGCGACCGCCACGGCCGCCAGATGACGCACCTGAACCGTGCGCCGGTCCCCCGAAGGGAAGTTGATGGGGTCGGTAAGCTGTACAGACACGGTGTCCTCGATTTCTTTGGGGTTGAGAGGTGCCGTTGGGGTCGTCCGGATTGCCCTCCGGGTCGGCCCCGTTTTGCGTTGAGATCAGGCGGCGGCCGGCGTGTTCTTCGCCCGCCGGGACTTGGCCGAGGCCAGGGCCAGACGCTGGAAGTACGCGGACTTCAGGTGGCCAGCGACGCGGGCGATCTGCTCGTCCGTCGCGTCGGGGTGCTTGGCGCGGGCCTCGCGCTCAAAGCGGCCGTTCGCCGCGGCACGCGCCTTCGCCGTCCGGCTCGCCGGATCGACGGTGTTCGCCCACATGGCGTGAGCTCCGAGGCGAGCGCGAAGCGTGCGCATCTGGGGGTCCATGGGGTTCCTCTCCCTGTTCGTTTCCATCCCCGAATGGGGATGATGTTGGCGAAAAAAGAGCCCTGCGACGAGACTGGACCGCTCGGGCGATGCACTCGGCGTGCGCCCCCTCGATGTCGGGCCGCTCACCGGTGATCAGTTTCTGAATCTTGCTGTACGACACCCCCGCCGCGTCGGCCAGAGTGCGCACTGTGTGCACTCGACCGCCAGGCAGCGGGTACTTCATCAGCCGTTGGAGCAGATCGCCATCGTGCAGGTCGTATCTCGGGTCAGGCACTCGGGTCCTCCGTGTTCATCCCTGTTCGGGGATGGGGATAGCTAAGCACAGCGCATCCCTTGTGTCCAGCGCCCACGCATGCGCCCCTTTCGCGTACACAAGTCCATCGATTTTTGGCCTCTAATTGCAGGCCGCATGGTCATACCCATACGCGTTTGTGGACAATGATCGTGCGCGGACGTGGTTTCCCCCCTCAGGTGGATGCCGACACACCTGTACTCACGGCGCAGACCTGGAGACCGGACGATGACCACTCGGGATACCGAGACGCTGGCGGACCTCATGAGTGAGCGCGCCGGCAAGCGCGGCACGACCCTCCCCACCTGGGAGCAGGTGGCCGTGAAAGCCGTCGACCCTGTCACCGGGTATCAGCCGAGCCCGAACCTGCTTTGGAAGGTGGCGTCCGGCCAGGACGTCAAGATCAACCGGAAGCTGGTGCGCGCCATCGCCGAAGCCTTCGCCCTTCCGCTGGAGCGCGTACAGATTGCGGCGGCCCGACAGTTCATCGGTCTCGATGTCGACGATCCGTGGGATACCCCTGTCGGCGATGACGACGGGGTGGTCCGAGTGGCTCACGACCGGGCCCGGAAGGGCGAAGATATGCCGGCCACGAAGGCGGCAGTCGAGCGGGCGCGGCGGGGGCGGGGCGAGTAGTCGCACGCCTGTCCTAATTGATGAAGATGTTTCGCCCTCACCCGATTAGGTGACCACCTTATTACGATCCTGCGCGTAGAGTGATCGAACCTCGTGCAGATCGAACGCGTGTGCGAATACCTCGGTGTGCGCACACACGGGAATTGGGGGTCGAATGGCTGAGGTGCCAGACATGCGGGTCCGTGCCGTAGACCTGAACGGTGAATGCCCGCTCGCGCTCTACGACAGCCGCGACCGGTTCGAACTGAGCATTGACTTCTCTCGACCTCCAGAGGAGATCGCGGACGCTCTCGAAGACCTCTTCCAAGAGGCAGTCGAGACCGGCCGGTGGAGTCGGCGCGGCACCGGCAGCCATGAGCAGGCGGCCGAGTTGCCACAGCAGGGGGCCGCCCCCCACCCGGAGAACGGCCCCCACTGAGCGAAGCGAGTGAGGCCCCGGCCCGGCTACTTCAGCCGGTCACCGGGGCTCAGCTCGCGATGCTGCGCCCGCGCCCGCTCCTCGCCCGCAGACGCCCCGTACCGCGACAGCATCTGTCGCGACCGCCACCCCATGATCCGCATCAGTGCGTCCTCGTCCCCACGATGCACCTTCCACAGATGCGCGAACGTGTGCCGAAACTGGTGCGGGTGGATGTGCGCAATCTCGGCCTCCTTGCAGCGCCGCTCGATCATCGTGCCCACCCCCCAGATGCCGAGCGCCTCTTTGCGTTTCGAGCTGAACCACAACGGGTCCTTCGGCTCCAGCCCGCGGCCGATGTGCTTGGACGCTGCCCGCAGATACCGGTCCATCGCGACTGCCGTCGCCCGGCCGAACGGGGCCGGCCGCTCCTTGCCGCCCTTCCCGAGGACGTGGACCACCATCAGATCCAAGTCGAGCGCGGCCTGTGTGCGCACCGTCAGTTCGGAGAGCCGGGCGCCGCTGTCGAGGAACATCATGATGATGGCCGTGTCCCTCCGGTCGTCGAACGCCTTGCCCTTGCAGACGCTCAGGAGCTTCTTCAGCGCGTCATCCGGGATGATCGGCACCTCCACCTCGGGCAGCTGCGGCGCCTTCATCGTGCGCATGGGGGACCGGTCCATCTCCTCCTCGTCCACGCACCAGTTGAAGAACGTCTTCAGGGACCGGAAGTGCTGGTGTGAGTTGCCCGGCGATGTGCGGTCCGTGAGGTCGCTGATGTATGCCTCGATGTGCTCGCGGTGGATACCGCCGGCGCCCTCCAGCGCGGTCGGCGCCGGCCGCGAGTCGGGGACGTCGGCGTCCGGGGTGTACTCCAGTAGGAACGTGCGGAGATCTCCGACGGCGCGGGCGTAGATGCGGCAGGTGTTCGCGGAGAGGTTGCGGGCGCGCAGGGACCGCACCCACGACGCGTTCAACGCGCTGATGTCGTACGGCTTGGGGATGGGTGTGGGCAT